TCATCGGCTACCTCCCGATCGGATGCTCGGCCGACGAAGCCGCGGCGTATGCGGAAACACATCTCAAGAACTACCCCATCGAAGAGATCCGCCGGCTCCATCGCAAGACGGTGGAGTGGAACGAAACGGAAGTCCCGAAGCAGCAGGTCGCGCAGCTCGTCACCGACACCCTCGACGACACCGCGCGGCAAGGCCGCAAGCAGAACCCGCGGCGCACCCGTGTCCCAAGGAGCACGCCATGATGGAGCCCGTCACCGTCCCGTTGACCGGGACCGAAGCCGCGTTCGTGCAGATGGTGCTCGAGGAGCACCAGGCGCTGATGCGGAACGCCGATGCGCGACGCGATGGCCGCATGAAGGTGCTGCTCGAGGAAAAGCAGATCCCCGCTGGCGTGCCGGTGCGGATCGAGGCGGTGGATGGCGGGTCCGCGCTCGTGTACACGCCTCTGGCCGCGCCCGAGATGCCGCCGGCCGACGTGCCGCCGTCCGACGCGTCGCAGGAGCCCGCCTGACATGGCCATGACGCGCGCGCAGTTGATCGCGATGACGACCGAAATGATGGACGCGAACAACTCGGCGCGCTGGACCACGCCCGTGATCACCGCGGCCTTGGGCACGGTCTCGGCGCGCGAATGGTCGGGAATTCTCCAGGCGAACCCCTACTATCGTTTCGCGCAGCGCGCCGTCACGACGGACGCCAACGGCCAGTTCTTGTACACGGCCCTCAACAGCGGGACCGGGGATACCGCGCAGACGTGGAGCCGCATTCTGGCGATCACGGACGGCAACAACGTCTACCGCCAGACCGCGTTCATGCGGGTGCCGGTGGCGACGACGACTAACCAGTTCGCGCAGTTGTACGACCTCCAGTGGTACGACGCCGGTCTCAATGTCCAGATCCTGCCGATGGGCGCCGGGATTTCGCTCACGGTCTCGGTCAATTACACGCCGCCCCGGATCGACCAACTGAGCGCCGACACGGTGACGGTCGATTTCCCGGACGGCAGTGAGTCGGTGCTGTACCTCGAGGCCGCCGCGTTCCTGCTGTCCAAGGGCGCGATGGAGAACAACGCCGCACAGACGTTGCGCGCGATGGCGGACCAGGAACGGCAGAACATGTATTCCAACATCGGCCGCCGGGCCGCGACGCCGCTCTTCTTGGGCTTCAACGACCGCGCCTCGGATTGGGCCGGGTGACGCGCGCATGAGCATTCTCGTGGCCCCGCGGCTCAAAGTGCCGACGCAAGCGCGCGAGGCGGTGGCGGATCAGCAGCCCGGCTTTCAGGACGGCTTGAACAGCGTCTCGAACGACTACGCCCTGCTGCCCACGCAAGCCCGCCGGCTCGACAACACCCGGCTCTCCGATATCGGCGCGGCCACGAAACGGGGCGGAACCCAGCAGACCGCCCCGGCGCTGGCGTCCGCCGTGGTGCGGAATGGCTATGGCTGGCGGCAGTCGTCGAGCGCGTTTTACACGCTCGCGCTGTGTAACGGCGCGCTCTTCACCACCACCTACGGTGCATTCCCGCTCACGTGGACCAACCGAGGCGGCACGTTCACGGCGTCGGTCACGCCAAGCTTTGCCGGGTTCCGCGATACGTCGGCCAACGTCGTCTACATCGCGACCGGCGGCGCGCTCCAGAAGTGGGACGGCACCACGCTCACGAGCCTGACGAACCCCGTCCATGCCACCGGCATCTGCGTGTACAACGACCGGCTCTGGGGTTGGGGCGTGGCCGGAAGCCTCGATTCAATCTTCTACTCGAATTTGAGCGACGCCACGAGCTCCACGGGCGGCGACTCGCTCGGGTACGGTGCCGGGTCAGGCGGACAGATCGTGGTGCGGACGTTCGGCCAGCAGGACGTGGTGGCGTGCGCGCCCGTGGGCACGAGCCTCGTGATTTTCCACCGCCGCGGCATCTCGCGCCTGACCGGCTACGGGCAGTCCGATACGTCCGTCGCGCCCGCCGGCATCACCGCTGATGTGGGCCTCGTGGGGCCGGAAGCTGTTGCGGTCTACGGGACCGGCACAACGTCCTCTGGCTACGTCGCCAGCACCATCGCGTATTTCGTGTCCGAGCGTGGCGTGTACGAGGCCAACGAGCAGGGCGTGCAGCCCTTGGCCACGCCCGAGAAGCCGGACCCAGTGCTCCCGCAGCTCCTGACGCTGAGCGCCGCCAACCTCGCGCTCGTCAAGCTCCGCGTGAACCGCGCGACGCGCGAAGTCTGGATCCAGTTGCCCGGCATCGGCGTCTACCTCTTCCACACCGTGCTCCGGAGCTGGTCCGGCCCGTTCGTGGATGGGTACCTGTCGCCGGACACGACCTGTCTCTTCGAGACCGTGGATGCCAACGATCAGCCCGTGCTCTTGCGCGGCGATGCGTCGGGGTTCGTCTCGCTCTGCGAAGCGCCGGGCGTGTTCCTCGACAACGTGGCCAGCGATGGCACCGGAGGGACCGCGTACAACGCCGTGATCCAGTGTCACCGGATGTTCATGGGCGATCCGACGCGGGCGGACGGGTACCGCTGGGCGGAAGTCTTGGCGGCACTCGCCGGGTCCGCCGCAGCCTCAGTCGGATGGAACACCCTGACGGACGCGAACAGCTTCCAACTCCCCGCCGACAACACGCCGTCCGCGTGGGGCGGCAGCGGCTCGACGTGGGGCACCGGCACATGGGGCCAAGGTGGACAGAGCCCGTTCTATGTGCCGCTCTCGGGCACCGGCCCCTTCATCGACATCACCATCACGGACTCGGGACAGGCGGCCTCGCAGTGGGCGAGCGTCCAAGTCGCGGGCTACGCCTACGGGAGGCGGTAGGACATGGGCACCGTCAATCAGCATCAGCTCTCGGCGTTTTCGAGTCCCGTCAACGGGACGACGCCGATCGACGCGAACGTGGTGCGCGGCAACGCGAATACGATCGTGACGGCGTACAACGCGCACGACGCGGATACCACGATCCACCTGCAGAACGGCGCGATGGCGAGCCGGCCTGCGGCCTCGACGGCGGGGCAGATGTGGCTTGCGACAGATTCGGGCGCGGTGTTCCTCACGCTCGACACAGGGTCGGCGTGGGTGGATATCGATTATCTGAAGTCCACCGGGGGCACTGTCAGCGGCGTCGTCACCCTAAGCGCTCAGCCAATTCTCTCAGCGCTGACGGCGAGCCAGGCGGTCTTCACCGATGCTAGCAAGGGGCTCGTGAGCGTCCCGGCAACGGGGTCCGGTAGCGTCGTGCGCGCCGCGTCACCGATCATCTCGGGGCTGACGCTCACCGGCAACTCAATTCTCGGCGGAACGTCGATCACGATGAATCCCACACTCGTGACGATTAATGGAACCGCCATCCTCAACGGGCTTTCCGTCACCGTCGGCGGATCGAGTGGAACGAGTCAAGTCGGGTTCTATGGCGCCGTTGGAACCTTCCGTCAATTGTTGGCGACCGGGGCCGGACACACCGTCGATGACGTGATTACCGCGCTTCAGAACGTCAACCTCGTCAGGCAATCTTAGTCCGCCTCCACCGCTTACTCCGGAGACTCCCGTGAGCATCCTCAGCCAGTTTGTCAAGCACAATCGCGACTTCGCGGGCAACGCGCTGAAGAACATTGCCCCGCTGTCGTTCCTGATTCCGGGCGTCGGCCCGCTGGCCGCGGCGGGACTGGGGGCAGCCGGCTCCGCGCTGGGTCGTGGCATCCAGCACGGCGGCAACTTGGGGAACATCCTCAAGCAGGGCGTCGAAGGCGGGTCGATGGCGTATGGCGGCGCGCAGGGATTGGGCGCCGTCAAAGCGGCCTTCGCTCCGAGTTCGTCGGCGGTGGCGGCCGGCGGCGGTGGCCTAGGCTCAACGGCCGGGAGCGCGGCGGGTTCCGTCGCATCGCCGGGTGCCTTCCCCGCCATTGATGGTTCCGGAATCAGCGCCGCGCCCCTGTCGTTCGCGTCCGGCACGCCGCAGCCGGGGATGCTGCATGACGCGCTCAGTGGCGTCGGACACTTCATCGAGCACAACCCGAACACCATCGGCCAGGGCCTTCAGGGCATCGGTAAGATCGGCTCAATGGGGGCGAACAACCGTCTGCTCAATGCGCAGGCCGGGATGAGTGAAGCCGAGCTCCAAGCGTTCAAGAATCGTCAAGCGGCGCTCCAGCCCCTCTACGCCGCGCTACTCGGCCAGCAGCAGCACGTCGCGCCCAACCCCTATGCCTTCAACCGGAGCGGGGCGTGACAGCGCCCATGATGACGCCGGCCCAGCCGACACAGCCCCAAGCCACCCAATTCGCCCCGCGCCAGTTCGCGGGGCGTCGTGTTTCTGGGGGACAGCGCGCCGGGACCACGAGTTCCGCGCAGGGGGACGGAAGCCCGCAGGCGAATGGCCTCTCGACGATGCCGCAGCAGCAGCGCCCGCAGCCGGCCTTCCAGACGAGCCATCCGCCGGCCGCGCCGACGCAAGGCGCGCAGCCGACGTTCGCGCAGATGCAGGCCGCCGGACAGGCCCGGCCTGCTCCGCAAGCGGTGCCGCAGCAGGCCGTTCCCTCGAGCGCGGTGCCGAACGTCGGCGGCCAGCTCCAGTCGGCGGTCAGTCAGGCCCTCCAGACGCCATCGCGGTACAACCTGCCCCAAGTGCAGCAGGTCCAGAGCGCGCTCACGCAACAGCTCCAGCAGCAGTTCGGGGCGCAGCAGAAGCAACTCGACGAGGAAATGGCCCGCCGCGGCATCGGGGCGTCGTCGATCGCGTCCGGCTACAACGGCGATCTCGCGGGCCAGCAGGCGACGGCCTTGGCCAACATGAACGCGAGCCTGATCCAGAACCAGGCGCAGACGAGCGCGCAGGATCTCTCCGCCGCACTCGGCGCCGGCCAGGCGTACCAGACCGGCCAGCAGAACTTCCAACTCGGCCAGGCTGGACTCACCGGCCAGTTGAACGGGCAATCCACGCTCGGCGCGCAGCAACTCGCCCAGCAGGGCCAGCAGTTCGGCCAGAACCTGGCGTTGCAGCAGCAGCTCGGCCTCGGGAACCTCGGCGTGGCGCAGCAGCAGGCGAACACCCAGCAGGCTGGTACCATGGGGCAGCTCGGCCTCGGGCAGCAACAGCTCTCGCTCCAACAGCAGTTGGGGCTCGGAAGTCTTGGCATCCAGCAGCAGCAGGCCGGGACCGAAGCGCAGAGCGTCGCGAATCAGTTCGCGCTCGGCCAAGGCTCGCTCGGGCTCCAGCAGCAGCAGCTTTCCCAGCAGAACGCGCAGTTCCAGCAGTCCTTCAACCAGAACGCCAGCCAGTTCGGGCAGACGTATGCGCTCCAGCAGGCGCAGCAACAGCTCGCG